CAGACCGACACTTGTGTAAAGAGTGTGGTTGTTTTTTAGTAAATAAGGTCAAATTTAGTGCAGCATCCTGCCCCCTTAGACTTTGGTAATTATGGAAGAACAAATTGATTCTAATTTAATAATTGAACATACCGATTTTATTGGAATATATGAGAACGCAATAGACCCACGCTTCTGTGATTTCCTTGTAGACTACATGGACAAGGCAGAGTTTGCAGATTTTAAAAGAAACTTTAGTCATGTAAAAGATAAACAGATATGCTTGGATGGATTTTCTCCTAGTGAATCTCATCAGTTGATGAAGTATGTTCAGAATTGTTTGTTTCATTACATCAATGAATATACCTACCTAGGCAATTTTAGTTATGTAAGTTCTTTAGTTTTGCTTCAAAAGACAGAACCCGCTAATGGATATCATTTGTTCCATGCAGAAAATGTGAATTGGAATCTAGGTAACAGAACTATGGCATGGATGGTATATCTGAATGATGTAGAAGAGGGTGGAGAGACAGAATTTTTATATCAAAAGAGAAGAGTAAAACCGAAGAAAGGAACTATTCTTATTTGGCCTGGTGGATATACTCATTTACATAGAGGCAATCCTCCTATGAGTGATAAGTATATTGCTACTGGTTGGTGGCAAGGGAACATTGGATTGCAACAAGTAAACACAGCAGGGATTCTTGATAACCAATACAATGAAAGTTTAAACGCAAACTGATGTCTCATATTCATATTCTATTTCCAACACCAGTTTATCAAAATGTCTTAGACTTCAGACCATCTGAATTGAAACACATGTTAGATTTTTTAAAGACATGTGAATGGGCACCAGATACGGATATAGTCAACAGACCTAACGGAGAGACAACAAAATTGCAAGCGGATTTATTGTCAAGTCCAGAGTTGAGGTTGTTAGAAAATAGTATTGAAAATGAAGTTTATAAGTTCGCTAAGTCACTACAACTTGATTTGAAAAAACATGGGTTGAAAAGAATCAATTCTTGGGGTAACCTACAAACGAAGGGAAATTATATTGCAGAACATCGTCACAACAATACTCAGTTTGCTGGAGTGTTTTATCTACAGGTTCCTGAGAACAGTGGCGACATTGTTTTTACAACCAAACAATCTACTTGGATTACTAGTCATTGGGAACCATCCGTGACTGGGTATGATGATCTCAATAGTTTTGAGAAAAAATTTGAACCAGAAGAGTGTGGTCTATTTCTTTTCCCTGCACACCTAGATCACTATGTGACTCCTTCATTTTCTAATGAGGAAAGATATAGTATCTCATTCAATTACAATCTAGACGGCAAGTTCTTTGGGGATTGTAATAATCATCTCACATTTGAAGTTAAAACATGATGACTCCAGAAGAGAAGGAACTCAGATCAACTTATAATTATTATAAGGATACTAAGATGGGTTTCTTTACTAAAGATGGATACGCTGCTGTACCATGCGGTAAATCCAAAAGAGTGATAGTATATGAAGGAGAGATCCTACACACAGCTCTTAATGATGACACAGCAAGGAATTGGATTGCACGCCACAGGAAGAAAAGAAAATGACTAGAATTTTAATAACTGGCCACAAAGGTTTTATTGGCAAGGAACTGTTCTCTTCTCTAAGAGAAGTTTTTGGATACGGTGTTCAAGGATTAGACAGACCAGATGACATTGGAGACTTTGTAGGTCCTTCTGGTATGTTCGCAGAACATTGGGATTGTATTATACATCTTGCAGCCTACGCTGCACTGAGAGATAGTGTGGATAATCCACATAAGTTCTGGAATAATAATGTAGAGAAGTCTAAACCTATCTTTGATTATTGTAGAGAGAATAACGTTAGGTTATTGTATGCAAGTTCTGCTGGAGCACACGAGTGGTGGCAGAATCCTTATGCTATCACAAAGAAAGCAAATGAACTCATGGCACCACCTAACAGTGTGGGCATGAGATTTTTTAATGTGTGGGCAGAAGAAGGAAGTAGAGATGATATGTTATATGAAATGTTGAAACAAAGAACTGCAAAATATTTGACAAGACATAAGAGAGATTGGATTCATGTATTGGATGTTGTGAGAGCAATTCATTACTTGATTCCCAGTACATACACAGGAACTATTGATATCGGAACAGGACAGATGACATCTGTATTGGATCTTGCTGATTCTTTGGGTATGAGTCATCTTCCTATCAAGGAGGAAACTCCCAACGAACCTGACGAGTTATGTGCAAATGTGGAACCTATGATGGAACTCGGTTGGTTTCCAACTGTAAACATTATTGCACAAACCGCTGAAGTCTGATACAATAAATAAGATGAAGTTTATTTCAAACTTGTATGGATAAGAAGACAGCACTAGTATTGGGTGCAGGCGGCTTCATTGGAAGTCACATGGTAAAACGACTACGATCAGAAGGGTATTGGGTTCGTGGCGTTGATATTAAGTACCCCGATTTCTCTATGAGTGCTGCCGATGATTTTGTTCAAGGTGATCTTAGAGAAGTAGGACTTGTAGCACAAGTCTTAGATGTAAATGGAGATTCTTTTGATGAGATCTACCAGTTCGCTGCCGACATGGGTGGTGCTGGATACATCTTTACAGATGAACACTCTGCTGACATCATGCACAACTCAGCAACTATTAATTTGAATGTTCTGAACGAACAAGTTCAACTTAATAGATTACTTGGTACAAACAAAACTAAGATATTCTATTCTAGTTCTGCTTGTATGTACCCAGAACATAATCAATTAGATCCAGACAATCCTGATTGCCGTGAGAACTCTGCCTACCCAGCCAATCCAGACTCAGAGTATGGATGGGAAAAACTCTTTTCGGAGAGATTGTATTTTGCCTATGCTCGCAACTACGACCTTGACGTGTCTGTGGCTCGCTATCATAACATTTTTGGTCCTGAAGGGACTTGGGATGGCGGAAAAGAAAAAGCCCCTGCAGCAATCTGTAGAAAGGTCGCATCTTTACCAGATACAGGAGGAACTATTGAGGTATGGGGAGACGGTTTACAAACCAGATCATTCCTATACATTGATGAGTGCATTGAAGCAACTCGTAGGTTGATTGATTCTGATTTTGAAGGACCTGTCAACATTGGTTCTGAAGAAATGGTTACTATCAATCAGTTGGTAGAAACTGCTGCTAAGGTATCAGGTAAGGTTGTTAGAAAGGCACACAAACTTGATGCACCTTTGGGTGTCCGTGGACGTAATTCAAACAACGATCTTATTCGTGAGAAACTTGGATGGGATTATTCACAGACTCTTGAAGAAGGTATCTCCAAGACTTATGCTTGGATCACTGAACAAATTAAATCTCGTCAACATGGCGTAGTTGAAATTACATCAAAGGAACTAGAACATGCGAAAAGTAACTAAGAAAAATATCAAACTTGATAAGGATGCAATCCGTTCTCTAGATGTTTCACATCTTGCAGAACAATCACTCAACCCAAATGATTGGCTCACTGCTGGTCAGAGTGAATATAGATTGTATTCTTGGTTATCTACACAGTTCAATGATTCTATCATCTTAGATGTTGGTACAAGGACAGGAGGTTCTGCCCTTGCACTATCTTACAATGATAAGAATAAAGTTATTAGTTATGACTTAGTTGAGCAGGGTGCATCCGAAGGAATCAAAAAAGATAATGTTGAGTTTAAGGTTCAAGACTTTAGAACTGATGACTTGAATTGGGATCACGTTTCTATTATAATGATTGACGTTGACCCTCATGATGGAACGGCAGAGGAAGAGATGTTTGAATACCTAGAAGAGAAAGGATGGTCTGGTATTGTTCTTCTCGATGATATCGGTCCTCAGTGGCCTGAGATCGAAGACTTCTGGAACAGAATCACATTCCCTAAAATTAATGTCACTGAGATTGGACACATGAGTGGTACAGGTCTTGTCAATTTTGATGAGAAACATTCCGTTGCTTGGCTTTGATGGAGGTTGTTATTACAAAAATGGATTATGAAGACATGTATTACGAGCAAAGGGCTCGTAAGATATTGGTGCTAGGATCTGGTGGTCAAGTTGGAGCATATCTGACTGACTACCTTAATCGTATGGGGAATGAAGTCCTTGAGTTTGATATCACTAATGGTAGTGAACAGGACATGACAGTCATTCCTAATGGTGAACTTGAAGCCAAAATTTATATGGCAGATTTTGTGTACTTCCTTGCCTTTGATGTGGGAGGATCACACTATCTTAAAAAGTATCAACATACTTTTCAGTTCATCGATAACAATACAAGATTGATGGCAAATGCCTTTGGTCTACTTGAGAAACACAATAAACCATTTGTATTTGCATCATCACAGATGAGTAATATGTCTTACTCTCCCTATGGTGTATTGAAAAGAGTTGGCGAACTTTATACCAAGTCTCTTGGTGGATTGATCGTCAAGTTCTGGAACGTATATGGTATTGAGAAAGACATGGACAAGGCACATGTCATTACAGATTTCATCCGTAAGGGGTTTGAGTCTGGTGATATAGATATGATGACAGACGGAACCGAAGCGAGGGAATTTCTTTATGCGGAAGACTGTTGTGAGGCGCTGGAGACTGTTATGGAGACATACCACGATCTCCATTCTGACGATGAACTTCATATTACTACTGGTGTTTATACAACTGTGTTGGAGATTGCGTCTGAAATTAAGTCATTATTTTCGGGTATTGGCAAGGAGATCACGATTACTCCAGCACAGTCGAAGGACGAAGTGCAGAAGGATGCTAGGAACGTCCCCGACCCATTCATCCAGAAGTTTTGGAAACCAAAAACATCTGTCCCAGAAGGTTTGAAAAAAGTATTTGAGGAGATGAAAAAGGATTATGAATAAGTATGATGCCGAAGCGGCAGCACTAAGAGAGGCAGTTGAAAAGGCGAAGAAGAGTCCTACAGGAATTGACTTTCCTGTTCTAGGACCTGAGTCAAAATTTCCTATCAATCTTTATTGTAATGATTCATTAGAACCATCTACTTCGGCAAACAATAGGTCGGTCTATACTAGATGGATTCGTAATGGTACTGGACTTGTGAACCTCTATGTAAATGGAGAGGCACTAAAAGTCTTGGAGGACGATAGCGACAAACCAAAATTTATTTGGTTGTTAGAGTCTAGGGAGATTATCCCAGATCAGTATAGATTTATAGAGGAGAATTATGATTTTGTTGCTAGTCGTGTTGATGGTATCTTTACTTGTGATCAGAGACTCACAACTGAGGCTGGCCCTGATGGTAAATTTCTCTATTGTTTATCTAACGCTGCTCCTTGGGTCATGGATAGGGCAGTCTATCGCAAATCAAAACTCGTCTCAATGGTCGCATCTAACAAAGGGTATACAGTGGGACATCAACGTCGCCTCAAAGTCGTAGAATCATACTATAAAAAACAAGGTGGCGATGATTTATTTGGTTGGGGATTACCTCAAGAGTTACCACTAAAAGAAAAGTCAAGAGCATTGAGAGATTACATGTTCTCCTTTGCAGTAGAGAACGCAAACTATCCAACTTACTTTACTGAGAAGTTGACAGATTGTTTTGCGTGTGGAACTATTCCAGTGTATTATGGTACTGCTGGAGTGGCACAATACTTCAATCCAGAAGGTATCATTTTCCTAGATGAGAAAAAACCTTGGGATAATATTCCTTGGGATAAACTCACACCAGAGTATTATGAATCCAAGAAAGATGTAATACAAGAAAACTTTGAGATTGCTCAGTGCATGAGAGTCGCAGAGGATTACATGTATGGAAACTATTTTGCACAAATCGATCCACTTAGAAACCAAAAACCTAGAGTAGCATGAGTGAAATTATTGACGTATCTGCCACTGCTGTCGAAGATGACCGCAGTGGATGGCAAGCAGAAGATCAGATTGCCGTAGAGTATCTTGAAGCATGTAAAGAAGCAGTTGCATCTGATGATGCCTTTGCAAACTTCAAATCTAATCCAAAGTACAAGACTATCCTAGAACATGTACTTAAGGATCAAGGACAAGCCTATCTCAATATCTGTAAAGATATGAATGAAGATGCAGTGTGGGATAACCTTGATGCTTTCAAAGAGAATGATAAGATTGGTAATCCAGAAACACATGTGTATCCAGGCATGGAAGGACAGATTTCTCCTACCACTCTCAGGTATATGAAGAATACTTTTGAGATGGGATTCTTACTTGATGGTGCTCCTGTTGGTAAGGTGGTAGAAGTAGGTGGTGGTTATGGTGGATTGTGTAGAGTGTTGAGTAAAGTGTGTGAGTTTGATGAATATATTTTAATTGATTTGCCAGAAGTATCTGCCTTGCAGAGAAAGTATTTGGATCAATTTCCTGATCTAAAAGATAAGGTAACTTGTATTCCATGTACAGAGTATGAAGAGATAAAAGATGTAGATTTATTCATCAGTAACTATGCTCTATCCGAGTGTGATCTTCCTACACAGATGCAATACTATGATAAGATTATTACTAATGCCAAATATGTGTATATGATATACAATCTTGTCAATTTCAATGAAAACTATTATAATGATTTTATAGAAAGAATTAAAGCGGACTACACATTTGATGTGGGTCGTGATTATGAAAACACTGTAATTCTAGCAACTAAAAAATGAATCGAATAAAAGATTATCGATCATTGGCCATTGATGTAGTAGGGTGGTTATGCAAGTATGCCAATGATAACAATGTGGAAAGTTTTGTAGTGGGA